GCTTTCAAAGGCTTGGTGGCTTAAAATGGGCCGCCAATATTTGGTTGTTGAAAAGGACGCCCCGCAGCTCAACTATACCGGCTGGTACATGAATATGAAAAACCGGTTCAGGTGGTCCGATAACCAGAATCTCAAACACACCGGCCCGGAAGGGGGCCCGATCAAACACCAATGGGCAGGAGGCCCGGCACCGATGACCATCGCTGAATGGGAGCGACAGTGCCAGGAAGCCGATGAAGGCAGCGATGACTAAAGGCATATGGAATCCGCAGCCAGGGCCACAAACCAGGGCGCTCACCTGCCCGGCGGATGTAATCCTATTTGGTGGCACTCGTGGGGGTGGGAAATCGGACTGTCTCATTGGGAGGAATATACGGGGCGCGGAGATCTACGGCGACAAATGGAGTTCCTTGATTCTGAGGCGGAAATACAAGGACTTTTCAGAGTTGCGCAGTCGGTGGCGGCAGCTACGGAATGACGGGCTTCCGATTGAAATTGTTGGTGGTGAGAATCAGCCGAATATCATCCGATTTGAAAACGGGGCGCAGGCGCAGATGATTGCCGTATCTCGACCAGACATGCTGGACGACTTTCAGGGCCATCAGTACCCAGAGATAGATCTCGACGAAGCCCCGCGCCTGCCGTTCTTTCTCAAAGCCATTGACAAACTTCGAGGCTGCAACCGTTCCCCATATGGTGTGCCTTGCTCGATCTTTTGCACTGGCAACCCTGGCGGATCCGGCCACGTCCAGGTTAAATCATTCTTTCAGCTTGGCAAGGACGGCAAGACCCCCGGCACACTGGTTAGATACCCTATCGGAGACAGCGGCGAAGTAGAGACGCGAATCTTTATTCAGTCTTTTCTTGATGACAACAAATACCTTGTACGGAATGATCCCAAGTATGTCAATCGACTTAGGAGTATTCAAGACCCGGCCCTGAAAAGGGCATGGCTCGATGGCGATTGGGACGTGTTTATCGGCCAAGCGTTTGATTTTTCGGAAGAGATGCATGTCATACAGCCACACGATCCGCCAGCAGGCGCGCCGCTTTACATGACGTATGACTGGGGTTTTGGAAGACCCTTTTCAATTGGATGGTGGTACACGGACCCGGACGGCAGGGCTATCAGGTTCAGCGAGTGGTACGGGTGGAATGGCGTGCCCGACGAGGGCGCACGCCTTATAGACTCAGACGTAGCGGACGGCATCAACGAGCGCGAGTATAACATGGGCATCAGTGGTCTGCACATCAAGCGCCTTTGTGATCCGACTTGCTTCAACCGGAAGCCCAATTTTCAGGGCGGCGGACAGGGGCCATCAACCGCAGACGTTTTTTCGGCAAAAGGCATCCACTTACTACCCGGCGACCCTTCCAGAGCGCTTAAGATCAGAGCTTTCCGGGAGAAACTGACATACAAGCCCGGCGAGCGCCCCATGATCCAAGTCACCAAAAACTGCAAGCATTTCATCCGAACCATTCCGGCACTGTCAATGGACGAGGACAACCCGGAAGACATCGACACGACCCAGGAGGACCACGTTTATGATGAGGCGTGTCATATTGCAATGGAGCTTGGCGACCACGGGCGCGTGATGTCAAAGGTGCGGAGGCGGAAGATATGAAGCCCCTACACCCGACAAAAGCGCACAAGTCACCCGTCAAGGAGTTCGACGGCGACCGCCTCATAGTCCGCACCGGGCCCGCAAAGGCGTATGTTTTCCTTGATAGGCGCATGGGTGTTACCTGGCCGACCCCACAGAACGAGGGCTACTATGCCATCTATGGGCTACTAAAAGAGCGCTATCGGCCCGTGGTCCTGCTTTCCGAGCGGCAGGGATTCCGCATCGTCGAGGATATGCTGAACAAGCTATTCCCGGCGGCGATTGATTACGGATGCAGCGGGATTTACGCATATTTGGAAGACGATTTTAGCGTGGTCCGCAAGAAGGTTATTCAGGCGTACCGGAGACTACCACGAGAAGCGCCGGCGGTTTATGACGCGAGCGATTTCGCCAGCATCGAACGTGCCATTCCGATGATGGAGGACTTAAACGACAAAGAAGCTATTGTTATTCCAGAGAACACCATCATTGATCGCGAATATTCAGCGCTTCGGCCCGAGTCGATCAAAGTGCAGGATCGGATAGAGCCCTGGCAGCGATACCCGGCAGCGCATGCACTCGCTCAAGTGGTTTGCTCCTGGGAGATGTACCCATATAAACCCAAGCGCCCTGCATGGGACGATTTCGAGTTTGAACAGAAAGAGGGGTATTGATGGATATCCAGACCCTTGAGACACTATTGGACGAATGGCGGGCCACCCTTGAGGCTGATATTGACGTTTTAAGTGCCGAAACGAGCGAGGCGCCGACGAAAGAGGAATTTGTTCCGCTGATGATCACCATCCTGAAAAACGGTGGGCAAATCTTTTCACAGTGCGGTCATGATAGCCCGCAGATTATCGGTATGGCACTTGACGACGCAACGACGATCAGCGCAGTGAACCTGGCATTGGCCGATCTTGAATCGTGGTTTGGTGGCGAGTTAAGAACGCTCTATTGGCGGACCATGCCGTATGTAATGGAGACGGAAACCGCCTACAATATCCGAATGCGATTGCTCTTAACATCCAAAACGCCGGACCCTATCGAGAATGTAAGAAATACCATAAAACGGGTTTACAATATCATTGAATCCATTGGCCTTAGTGCCGAAACCAAGACCAAGATCAAGGCCGAGCTTCTCAAGGCCAACAGCGATTTGAAGGAGATTAGCAAAAATGGCAAAGTTAACTGATGGGACACGCGCCAACGGCATCAGCAACGCCCGCGTATCCGGCGACCTTGAAGTGGATGGAGATATCATTGCCGGGAACCTTACGCCGGCAGCCGAAACCGCCGAACACGGCGCCGGCCTTATCGGGACCGCTGCAGCGCCGACCACTACCCGGTGGACCGAGAACGGGATCATCATCACCGATTTCAAGATTGACCTCACGGGCCTCGCATCAGTCGCCACGGCGAACGATGTCATTGGACTGGCAGCAGGCGGTGATGCTTATATCCGGCAGTACGACCCGGACGTCGATGGCATCATTTTCAAGGCCGAGCTGATTTGCATAGAAACCCCGGCAGGCGGTGACGATGACGTGAATGTTGTCGCAGCAGCGGCGGCGGACCTGGCATATGACAGCGCCGGTGGGACGACCTACGGCATCAACGGAGGCGACGCGGCAGCGGGCCAGGTGGTGCAGAATCTTGTGCAGGGATTGACGGCAGGCCACTATTTCTATTTGACCGCAGGGACAGGCGACACAGCAGCAGCGTATACTGCCGGTATGTTTATTTTTCGGACTTACGGACATGCGCTTCTGGCGTAAGGACGGCAAATGGCAGACCTGTTTGAAATAGATCTCGAACCGGAATTTTTGTCGCCGGACTACGAGGAAGCGCAAGAGTCGGTTGACGACCTTGCAGCCTATTGCCGTGACCTTTACGAAGAGTGCCGGACGTCCGAATACCGGGAGCGCAAGCTAACGACCGAGCGCGACCGCAACCGGAAGAAATACCGAGGCGATCGGGATCCGAAGACGAAGCCGTGGAAGGGGTGCTCAAACAAGTCTCTGATGATCGACGCCATTGTCATAGACAATCTGGAACCGCGCCTCATGGCGCAGCTTTTCGGGGATTCTGATTTTGTGCATCTTGAGCCTGTGGGCGAGGAAGACGCGGCGACATTGGCACAGGCGCAGGCTCAGGCATCGTGGTTGCTGACGGTAAATGCCCAGATCGAAGAGCAGATGAAACCCGTCATTCATGACATGATGCTCGACGGCACGGCGATAATTATCCCAATTTGGCATGAAGAGGAAAACCTCAATATGGTCCGGGTGCCCGTGCCGCAGTTCATGTCACCGAACGGGCTGGTTCAGCTATCACCGGAAGAAGCGCAACACCCAACGGTGCAAGCGCTGATTCAGCAGGGAGCCATTCAGTTTGCCGGCATGGGCGAAAAGATCGAATGGAAGCGCAGCAGCAAGTTTCGCGTGAATATTGAGCAGTGCCAGCTTCATGACTGCTATTTCCCCGACACCGGAGATGATTGGGATACACAGCCGTTTATGCGGATGATCTATCCGCTGTATCACGAGCTTGAGGAAATGAGCGAAGAGAACGGCGGGCCTTATGTCAATATTGACCGTGACCTGATTTATGGCCAATCCAGATCGGGAATGGATGATCATGACACGGACGAAACGGCCATCGGCGTTACCCACTCCGAACACCTGGACGAATGCCCGTTGTTGGAATGTCATATTCCTTGGGAGGGTGACTGGATACTTGTGACGTTCGCCCCGTTCGCTGGTTGGCGTGAGGTTCGACGCCAGCCGATGCATGAGGTTTATGCCCACGGGCGAAAAGCGCCGCACCGATTGACAATCTTTCGGGAAAGCAACGAGTCAATGGGAACGGGATTCCCTTGGAAGATCCGTCATTTTTCCGATGGCTGTGATGATCTTTACAACCAAATGATCGACAACGGGACGCTTCAAAACATGCCTTGGTATGCGATCACCGAGACGCCAGGCGGTTTTGACCGGGACCAGCAGATTATGCCCGGCAAAGGCATTGTCTTGCCGAAGGGAAGCGATATCAGCTTCCCGACCTTTGGCGGCAACGCCGAGCGCTTCATAAGCTTTATCGAGCTTTTGCTCCAAATGCAGGAACGCCTTGTTTCCATGATGGCCTATACCCAGACTGGCCAGATCAACCAAGGCAGCGCGGGATCCGAAACCTACGCCGGGATGTCATTACTTGTCAATGAAGGGAACATCAAGCACAACTACACCGGACAGGGACTACGGAACGAAGTCTCCAAACTGGTCAAAGATATCCTCAGTCTTTATGGGCAGTATATCCCGTTCGATGCTAAGATGCGGATCTTTGAGAACGAAGAGTATGTTTTTAAACCGTTCGACCTTCAGGCATTACAGGCCGAATATGACGTCAAGATAAATGTCAGTTCTTCCAGTGGCAACAAGATGCTTCAGCGCCAGGAGGCTCAAGAGCTTTACGGAGCGCTCGGACATCGACCGGAGGCCAACGGCGTTTGGTTGGTCAACCGCCTTCTGGAATCCTACGACGTCAAGGACACGAAAGAGGCGATCCGCCCCGAGGTCAACCAGTTGATTCAGATGTTCATGGCCGACCCGGACGTACTCCCGGCCATGCAGCAGTTCATGCAGCAGAAACAAGAGCAGATGCGACAGCAGGAAATTCAGGGCCAGGCTATGGCGAACCTTGAGCGCCAACAGGCGCAGCGACAGGCAGAAATGCCAGTTGAGGACCAAAAAATTATCGACCAGGCGAGAGAAGGGGCCAAGCGTCAACTGGTTAAGCCGATCATGGAACAGGAGATCGCCGCTCAAGCGATGGCGGGCCAATTATAGAAAGGAAAATAGTGGATCACTGGAAACACAGATCCGACAACATGAAGTGCAAGACTTGCATGTGGTTTGTCCCGAAGCACCGTGATGGCGATGCGTATCACA